GGTTTACCTGTTGCATTGTTCATTAAAATATTGGGGTGAGATGTAGGCGAATACCCCTTAGGAGTTTTAGCGCCCTTGCCTGTCGGAGTTCCGACAGGTCCGACAGGTCCGCCTACTCCGCCACCAAGACCGCGCATACCAATAGTTCCAATTAAACCGCCGATAGCCGTAGCCAGTGCGGTCATTCCCGCAGTAACCATTGCTGTTGCCGATGTCACTGCGGCGTTACCGGCTACGCTAGATTCAAGTGCCGCTTTCATGGCTTTGAAAGAACCAACAGGACCAGCCGCTAAATCTCCGGCTTCTTTACTAAGTCTTTCAATTTCAGGAATAACATTTTTAATTGATTGAATGTAGTTGCCTTGCGCCGCATTCTGCGCCCCCGCATCGGCGGTGTTAATCTGGTAGCCCATTTGAGCGGGATTAAACCCGTTTTTTTCTGCAAATGCTTTGACAGACTTTTCATTCTCTAAGTCAAGGTTTACACCCTGCGAACGGGCAAGCATAAACATGTGCATCATGTGCTGCTGGTCTTCGCTCATCCCGAGACCAGATAACGATGCACCAAGTTTTCCTCTACGGAAAGACTCATTAACTTGGTCGGCTGTTGCCATAGACTGACCAGCAGTCAACCTCTGGGCTACCTGACCAAAAATTTGAGATTGGCTGTACGCTTTACCTGTAGTTGGGTCTGAGGTATAGATACCAAGATTGCGCATCAAACTACTAGAAGTTTGACCACTAGTAAGACCCTCCAAAGCCGCAGACGAACGTTCGTTGCTCATGTTCAGGTATTTAGCAGAGTTAGCAACTGCACCAACCGTACCGAGGTAGTTGCTCATATTCTGAGTCATTCCTCGGCTAGCAAGGAACTCCGCCGTACGTGCGTCACTGCCCTGCGAGGTTATTGCTCCCTTCATTTTAGTGAAGGTAGCGTTTTGCATTCCGGCAGCTCCACCCGCCATGGTTCCGTAAAGTCCTGCATTGTAGAACCCAGTAGCACGGGCTACCGTATTTTGAACATCGGGCATTGCGTCGTACTTGCCCTGAGCGTAGGCTGCTCCGACATTAAGTCCGACCGAACCAAGCCAACCCATGATGTTCCGGGTCCGACCTCCCATACCCATACCGGTTTGACCATCATTGGTTTGTCGGATTGAAGAAAGGGAGTTGTTGAGAATGTTGTTCCCGGAGGAACCAGCTCCTCCGGTTACCGTGCCAATAGTGGTTGTAAAAGACCGGAGGGCTTTAGAAGCTCCAGCAGCAGAGTCTTTAACCCCGTTAAATGCGGCAGCAGTTTCCCGGAGGTCACCTAATGATTCATCAGACATTATTAGGCTCCTCCATAACTAACTGCGATTTCCAGCCAGTTGGTCCGTTCCCTACGTGAAAGGGACTGAATTTCTGACAGAGTCCACCCACTGAATGCTTTAGATAACGCAACCCACTCAGTCAACAGGACTCCATAGTTTGATAAATTAGAACTGAAACAATGTGCCGAGGTTAATCGGCACCACCACCTTCGACTCACAGTCGGGGCAGGTGACCGTGATATCTTCGAACTTTGGACCCGGAACACGCTCAGTGATTGCTTCACTAAGCACTCGTCGGTCCTTAATACCAATGTTTTGAATCTGTGATTTGCTGTACACGGGGTTTCCGTCTATAGCCGTGACAGTGTGTTCCAAAAGAATTGAAGTAAGTTCTGGGATTGTCTTTTCCAAAGAATTGTTTAGCTCACGCTGTACAACTCCAGTAGGAAGCATCATGGTGTACTCGTGCTTGGCTCCCATAACTTCAAACGTGCGCTCTGTAATTGGGTCAAGCAAAACCTTGGTTTTGATGTCTTCAGCAGTGTTGATGAGGACGTCTTTTAGCTCTTCGCACCCAGAACAGTACGCTTTAATTTCCGAAGGGTTTCCAAATGTTGCTCGGTAAATTCCAAGAAGCAAAGCATCTCGGTCCCCAGCGAACATGTCGTCAAGAAGTTTTTCCGTAACGGGTATACCGCCAACGGAAACTACCCCACGACTCAGGATGATGTTAAACATGCGCCCCATGGTTGTGGCACGAGAAATGGCTTCCTCATCTCGTCCCGTAAGTTCTTTTACTTCAGCGGTCCTGATGACCTCCCCGTCCGGGGTAATGTACCCAGCGGGGAGGTCAACCAAGGTTTCCGAAGGAGGGATTACTTTAACCTCTGTGTTTTCATCGAGTTGTTCCGCGTCTGCCAATGCCCGGTTTACTAGCTCATTTACCAGTCCGGGGTTTTCCTTGGCACTTACCGTATTAGTTTCCATAGTTATACTCCTGTGTTAGTTATTATCGAATTACCTGCGGGCGAAGCGACTTCTTCGCACGATTAACGGCAGCCTTGGTACCGGCTGAAGTTGACGCAACGTCGAAGTTAGGCGCACTTTCCGTAAGCGACGGTGCCCAGTTGACATCGAATCCTTCGTGAACAATGTTCATCTGTTCAACAAAGAGGGCGTTGTCACCAGCGTTAAGGTCAGAATACGCGACCGAAGTAACCCATGCGTTGTAAACGTTGAACCGCATTGCTACGTGGTCCGCGTTCACTGTCTGCGTTGGGTCAGCCGGGTTTGCACCAGCAATCGGGTGGCTGAGTACCTGAATCTCAATGTCGCAACGGAAGTCCGTCAGCGTACCGCTACTGCCCGAAGCCTGAACCGTACGGAACAGGCGACGCATCCAGTCCCAGTTCTGCGTGGTGCCAAGCGTGACCCCTCGCTGGAACTGAATTGGGGAGAACGTCGTCTGCCCCGGAATTTGGTGAACAGTAGTGTTGTAGCCACCTTCACGGTACGGGATGCTGTCGGTGGTAACACCAAGCCCCGTAACAGAAGTGAACCCGAGTGCGTTGCTTCCCTGACGGAAATCAAGTACGGTGGGGTCAAATGGCTTGAACAAGACTAGGAACCGAAAGTTCCTAATCGGGTCGGTCGTAAGGTTAGACCGGTTGTTGATAATGGTTGGCATTATCTGTTATCTCCTTCGGTTAGTTTGCAGTCTTTTGGCTAAGCGTGATGACTACGAATTCAGCCGGGTACTCAAGGGAGACGCCGACTTCAATGTGCACCTCACCATTGGCGACGGTGTCGAACGGGTTGTTCTCTGAGTCACACTTGACGTAGAACGCTTCGTCCGGAGTGGTTCCTGACAACCCACCGTTGTTTTGGTAGGCGCTCAAGAATACCGAGATTGCAGTACGAATCTGTGACCAAAGTCGCTCATCATTGTTCTGAAACAAAGCAAACTGCGTAATTTCCTTGAGGCTCTTGTTCAAGTAGATAAGCGAACGACGCATCGAGACGTAGCGGTTTGCCGTGCCATCCTGCTTCAGAGTACGCGCACCCATGACCACCACACCGCTTCCGGGGACGTCGCGGATAGCGTTTACAGGAGCTGAACCGGTGTTCAGGTCATCAAGGTCATCTGAAGTCAGTCGAAGCTCGGTGGTAACTGCCCCACCGAGTGCCGAACGGAGTCCAGCAGGAGCCTTGAACGGACCAAAGTCACGGTCAGTAGAAAGGTACAAACCAGCAACAGAGCCAGCAGGTCCACACTTACGGATAGAACCAGAGTTACGACCAAGCGGGTCAGCGATGAATATGTTGGGGTAGTACACCGCAGAGTGGCTGAACGTTCCAATAGATGCCGAATACGAGAGAGCCTGTGAAGGGGTAAGGTCCGGCGCAGTGTCCAGTACAGCAAACCCGTTGTTAGCTTCCGCATACGTCGCCATGGCTGTGTGAACAGTTGCAAAACCAGAAGCAATGCTTCGTTGAAGTTCCGGAGCAAAAAGCACCAATGGAGATTCAATTTTTTTCAGGTTTTCGACGTGAGTGGAGGTCATGTAGTCACTTGCAACTACCGGGGTGGTTCCGTTGTCTCCAGCAGTCAGTGCAAGAGGCGTACCGCTTGTCGCGGGAACCTTGGTGTTGTCACTGATAGTTACCGAGATGTACTGAGACTGGAACTGGACCACGGTAACGATGTAGTCGCCAGAGTTAACATCGTTAAAAACAACGTTGTTAAACTGCTCAACAAGAACGTCATCAGAGACAGTGCTGCTCGTTGTGCTGCCGACCACGATTTCCTTGTAAACAAGGAGGTTAAAGTAACCCGTACCTTGGTCTGAAGCAGTGAACACTACACGGAGGTCGTTACCTGCTGTACCGGGGTCAAGAGCGGTGACGCTACCAATGTTTCCGGAAGTAGACGCAGGAATAGTGACCGCAGCCTTATCTGCACCTGCTCCAAGAACTCGCTGAACGTACAACTGCGTTCCGCCGCTCTTAAAGAACTCTCCCACACCAAAGGTTGCCGGGTATGCAATGCTGTACCCACCAAAGATTTGAGTGAATTGATACCACGAGTCCACGAGGACCGGGGTAATTGGACCCTGCGCAAATTGACCAACAGCACAGCCGACAGCGTTAACTGTGCCAGCCGAGGTAATAGGCGCAGGAAGAAGGCGTTCTGTAACATAAACGCCGGGACGACTGTAAGTCATCATTTCTCCTTAGGTTAGATTAGTGATTCTGGGGGGAACGAGTTATTGCGTAATAGTGAAGTCTGGAATAGGCAAGAAGTACGGGTCGCTTGGACGACCCCCCTGCTCTATTAACAGAGGTGGGGTATTAATGTTGACCGAAAGAACGCTGAATAGTTCTGTTAGTTTTCCTTGCACGACCTCGGAAGAGACGCGTACAGTTATTGCATTTACGTACAAGCGCTTTGCTTGTTCGGTGATGTCACGCTTAGCGACATCCATGACATCCAATCGGCGGATAGTTCCATCATCCGTTTCAAGGTAGCCAAATCTGAGGGGGAACTTCGTAGAAAGAAGTTGCGCAATGATTGCGCGGTCATGGCGTGGGTGCCGAGAATAACTTGTAATTTGATAATCAATATTTACGGGAATTGGAAGGTCAATAATGAATCCACTAACAGCAGGACCGCTCGGAGTGTGGTCAAGGTACGCTGGAGACGCCAACCCACGATGCTCACGTGACTGGTCTCGCTGAACGTTAATCATGTCAATTGTGACGTACGGATATGACTGGTTTCGGATTTCTTGGTCAGGTTGCCCATACCAAACACCTACAGGTCGAGTAGCTGACTCTCCGGTTGCTTTTTGGTCTTCTACAACCATTCCTTGCAACTTCTCACGAAGAGCCTTGTCCTCAGAAAGAAGGAACGTCATTTAGCACCTCCGCGCAGTGCTTGCCCAATAACTTTTTTGGAAACTTCACGGTCACTACCAAGCTTTCGGACAATTGCGCTTGGGCGAGAATTTCCATCGCCAAACTCATGCTTAAAAGCACGTTCAGCGTAATCAGGGTGCACCTGAACCCGCATTGTCTTGT